TCTGAACCAGTTTGAGTTACTGGGCGCTTTAACGCTGAAGATGTAGTTTCATCTAGTTCTACTTCTTCTTTACGAGGAACTTTGCGATATGACTGCGGCATTTTGTTAGCAGCCTTATCTAATTTAGATCCTTTTTCGCCAGTATAACCAGTTGTTTGTGCCAAACTGCGCGCCGCAGCTTTTGTGAAGCTATCAGAACGCTTTTTTGCTTTATCCTTAAGTCTTTTAGCTTCAGCATCATTCCCCAATGTTTTATGAGCACGAGCTTTTTTTCTTAAGGCAGAATCACTTTTGTCACCCATAGATGCCTTTGTTTTATAATTATCTAAAGTCTTTGGCGATAATTCGTCTAGCTGTTCGACTTCTTCCATTTTATTAGCAGCGCGGTTTAAACCTTTAACTCGGTTTTGACCTTTTTTAAGATCTGCTGTTGTAAGAGTACCTTTGTCAAGCTTATCTCTTTTTGCTCTAAGATCTGCACCAGCTTTACCGTGGTACTGACGTAGAGTTTCTTGAGAAATTTCATCGATTTGCTCTGCTTCTTCTTTAATAAAGCCACTAGAAATTTCTGAAGCAGGAACTCTACGAGCTTTTAAGAATTTAGTAATCTTATCTTTGTCACCAGTAAGAACCATTTCAGTAGCGCCGCCATGTTGAATAAACTTTACACCAAGACCAGCTTTTTTTGCTCCAGCTTCTAATTTTTTCTCATAGTTATAATCTATATCCATAGAAAATGTTGCTTCGTCGAGCTTAGCTTCTTCTTTCATCTTCTTTTTTCTCATAAGATGGAAGTCATGAGCATCGATTTTGCCATTTTTGTTATGGTCTAATTTCTTTTGACCACTAGAAAGAGCTTCATCCATGTCATCGCCATGAGCACCAAAATTACCGTGTAAATCTTGGGCAGCTTGTTGTAGCTTACTTAATTTGTTTTGCATCCATTCTGGAAATTCTTTACCTGCTTTCAGATGCTCTTTCATTTCGCCAGCAACATATGCAATAAAGTCTGCCTGATCCATTGCCATAGATGATTCGTCTGGAGATGCAGTATCTGCAGCCTCGTTAACACCAACAGCAGCACCCTTCATGCGGGTGTCTTTATTCATCACCGCTTTATCGTAATTTGCATCGCCTTCTTGGTCGGCTTTACGCTTTGCTTTTGGCTTATCAATACCTTTATGCTGTGCATCAGTAGCAACTGGATGTTTACCAGTAGCTTGTGAGTGTTGATCCCAGAAAGCTTTTTCCTCTGCAGGTTTTGGTACTGCAATTTCTGAGATAATTTGTTTAAAGGATTTCATTTGAATCTCCTGGCTTTAAATTTAATTTGAATATATTTATCCATTTATGTTATTTGCTGAATCTTGCTGCTGAGGTGGCTCTTGTTCGGGCGCTTCTGGCGCTTCTGGCTCTTCTTGAGGCTCTTCCTCTGCTTCTTTTTCAATTTGCTTTAACTGTTCTTTAATATCTTCTTCAGACATCCGTAAAACGTTTTTACGAACCCAATCACGAGAATAATATGTACCAATGTGCTCTTCAACTTCGCGAAGAGTTGTAAGTCTTTCCTTAAGGATTTCGCCTTCTTTTAGTTCTTCAAAATAGTTATCGACAATAAAGTCGTATCTAATATCATTTTTAATTTCGGCGAATTCTTCAGGTGTCATAATACCTTTAAGAACAAGCTGTCTTTCCATAAACTGTGTAAATATAACACTAAAGCGAGATCTTAGGCGGCGAATAAACTTACCAAATTTTAATTCATCTCGTGTAATTTCAGAAACACGGCCAAATGAATACATTGTTTCTGGCTCTAAACGAGATAAAGGAACTTTAAGGGCTTTAAATAGTTTACGTTGAAAATACTGGAGGTTTGTATCATCAGTAAGACCAGCTGCATTACCGCCAGCCATCGTATCAACTTCTGTAGTTCTTTCACCACCACGACGAGGGAACCAAAAATCTTCGGTCATTGTCATCATTTTGCGACCATCGGTGATTTCGCCAGTTGATGAATTATATTGCAATTTATTTTTATGGCGAACCATCATATCTCTTAGATATTGTTCAGCTTTTGATTTAGGTAAGTTACCAACATCAATGTAGAAAACTCGTCTTTCAGGAGCTCTTGTAAGAGTATAAATGATTGTAGCATCTTCTAGCATCCTTAATTGATTAAGAGGCTTAATTGATGGGTGCAAATAAGATAAAACTAATGAATTGTTTTCATTCATTAGACCAGAAGTAACTCTTGCAATAGAGTCTTTTGAAATCTTATATCCTGTAGCGCCAGACTGTTGAGAACCTTTATCGCCACCAAAACCATTTTCTGAATACATATAGTATTCGTTCTTAACTTTTTTAACTGGGATACCTGAATGCGGATCTAACTTTTTCTTATCCATTTCACGAATAAGTTTAAGTTTGCGAGGATCTACGTATCTTAATTCTTGAATGCCTTCTTTGATATTTTCGTCGTCGATAATAATATGATAGTTAATACGACCATCAATATAAAATTTACTAAAAATATCATAAGCACTACTTGAAAAATCTAGAAGAGAAAGAATTTCTTCAAACTCTTCTGTAAGCTTTTCTTTAACTTTATCAGGAAGATCTGTATCGTCTAAAACGATTTCCACAACGTTTTCATCAGAATCAATATTAATTGCTTCATTTACAATCTCATCAACCGCTTGCGCAATCTCTGGCTGCATCGCAAGTCCGCGATATTTTGTAATTAATTCTGATTCTGTTTTAGCAGTACCTTCCATATCAAGGATGGTACTATAAAATCCACCAAGAGCGCTGCTTTCAACGGTGATAGCACCGTCGTCATTAGAAGGTGAAGTAAACGAAACAGCATTTTCTACTTCGTCTACTTCTCTCTTGATTTCAAATCCAAAAATCTTCACTTGTCATTTCCTCATATTATAAAAATTAGGTAGTTGGAATGCCAGTAGAACCTTCAACTCTCCATAGATCATATTGGAATGTAATATTAAACTCTTCGATTGAGTCTGTTTGAGACCAATCAAGCTGAATACCATCCACAGAAATTGGGAACATACCTTCGAAAATGTATGTACGAAGGATTGAACCGTCTTTACTGTATTGAGTAATCTGACCGGTTGATTTGTATTGCTGTGGCAATCCTCTTGCGTTGGAATCGTGAGAGTTGATAAAATTCAACCATTCTTCCATTGCGTTGCGGATGGCAAAATCTTCGTCGTTGATAACCGTTACAGTCCAGTCTGCAAATGTTCTATCACCAGCATATTTAACCTGACGACCAAAGTAAGGTACTGTGTACTGACCTACTGTTGATTCAGGAATCCCAGCTGCTCTTACCATGAATGGAATCTTGATATCGGCAGCTGAGTTAATTGGGTTAGTGATCTGACATTGGAAGAGCGTAGGACGTGCACCGCCACCAACAAGTTCTGATTTGAACTGATTGATATTAAATGCCATGTGTCTTTCTCCTTTTTATACTATTTATTAAGCGATCTGGCCAACGATTTCGTCAAATTCCACACCAGTTCTTGTAGCCACGAATGTAAGTTCGATAACGTTAATAGAACGAGCAGGCTTGATAAAGATGCTTGCACGGAATTTGTTTTGATCGATGATTTCAGGAGTATTAACAGTAGAGTCTGACACAACTCTGTAGTCAATAATACCACGGCGCCCTTGAATATCACGTAAGAATGGATCAACAATGTTTCTAAATTGAGTTTGTGTGAATTCGTCATTAAACTCAAATAGGAAGCTTTCCGCAGCAGTTGCAATTGATTTTTCAACTGCAATGAATAGTCTGCGAACATTGATACGATCAAACGCACTTGTAAGTCCAAGGCCAGTTTTATCGCCAAATAGAACAATGCCATGACCAACCTGAGACATAACTGGGTTAATGTCTGCAGAATATAGTTGATCTCTTTGTGGTTTGCTTGGATTAAACGCAAGCTTTACGATATTTTTAATAACACCTTTTCTATAACCAGCTGGTGATTCCCAAGCATCTACTCTTGAGGCAAGACCTGCCATATCACCATTTAGAGGTGTCCAGCGGTAAATATCATTGTACTTGTCGTAACGATACTTATAACCGGAATCCATGAACCAGTAAGAAGAGTTTTGAATTTTGTTACGATAAGCAATTGCATTTTCCATCTTAGCATTTGATTTAACTTCATCCACAACAGCTTCTTTAGATGGTGATAGGAATGCAACACAATCTTTTCTTGTTTCTACGATATTAGAAACAATATAGTTTGCTCTTACACCTGCATCGTCAGCTTTACCCTGTAGAACAAAAGAAATATCAAGCTCATTGCTATTTTTCAATGTATCCCAAGCAAATGCTAATGCGCTAAGTGTTGCACCTGATTCTGTAGTAGCATCCGTACCATTTGCCATTTGCTCATATCTTGCCATAGCCGTAGAAGCAGTACCAACAACTGCAGTATTTGCAACTTGAACCCATGAAGACATGTTTTCAATTACATTTACCCAATAGTTTGTTGCACCCTGCGCTGTAACAGCACCGGATGTTGTTGAAAGGTTTTCAAATTTTTCAAGTACTGTATTTGCAGCACCAGAAATAGCACCTGTTTTATCAATAACAGCAACATGCAAATGATTTTCAGATGGTGCACCACTGAAGATAGAGCTATGTCTCCATTTTCTTGTTACAGAAATCTTAGAAAGATCTGTTTCTGCAAGAGTATATCTTGATGTAAATGTCAAGTCGTACTGATAAGCAATAGTAGCAGTTACAGCAGTATTGCCTGAACCAAATGTTTCTTCAACTTCTGTTTCTGTAAATGAAGCAACTTCTAACTCTTGGTATCCAACACTATTATTACCGATAACAAGAATATCACCAACACTTGGTTGTGTTGCAAGCTGCGCAGTATTTGCAACTTCAAAGCCCATTTCATTTGAGTTAAATGCAATTGTTTGACTTACTGATGTGTTAGATACTTTATCTGCTGGGATTTGACCTACTGTTGCAAGTTCATTTGAGAATGAACCCGCGGTTACCCAAGCAACTTCAACAGCATTACCTAATGCGCCAGGATACTTTGCATCAAATGCACCATAAGTACTGTCGCCAACAACTAGGTCGTTATTTGCATCGTAGACAAGAGTTGTACCAGAAGCAGTAGCAGAGCCATCATCTGCGCGAACAACCCAAAGAGCATTCGAATATGATAGATAATCTGCAGCAGTGAAAAATGTTTCATAGTTTCCACCGTCTGGCTTGCCAAAGCGATCAACTAGATCATTTTCAGATGTGATTAAAATCGGGTCATTAGTTGGACCCCATTTAAAAATTCCGGCCATAGCCGCAGGTGGAGTTGCAACGGCTGGTACGGCTTGACTTGCATCCACTTCACGAACTATTACCGAAGGACTTACGGAAAAAGCCATGTTTTTCTCCTTTATTAAATTAGAAACGCGTTTTTTAATTTATATATCACTGTTTCTATTTATAAATTAATTGATTTGGTTATTTATGCGCGATTATAGCACAAGTCCATCTTCTTCATAATATTCCGCGCCATCATCAATAAAGCCGAAGGGTAAAAGTTCCTCTTCAATTTGTTCATCAGTTTTTTCTCGAAGTTTAATTAATGTATTTATGTCTGTCATATCTTTGAAGTATTGCTGTTCTGTCATCCAAGCAAAAATAACAAGATTCATTACAAGGTCATCATGAAATCCAGATTCAGCTTCATAAGATTCTTTCTTCTTGGAAAAACGACTCAATTCTTGTATCGTTTCAAAGTCTCTTATTAAAAGCTGATTTTGCTCTACTAGCATTTTTAGCATTGAGCAACCAGTACCTTTTGTAAGTTTTGTAGTTCTTATTCCATTTTCCACGTTTTTACCAAAACCACCAGATAGTACTTTACCACTTCTACCTGAGTTTTGAGTATATAATAGATTTTCATATCCATAATCAATTAATAATACATCTGCAACTTGTCCACCAATATCGTTAAGTTCTACAAGAATTCCAGCTGTATTGTATAATTTACCAATTCTATATAATACAGATGCAAAATCAATTGGGCCAATAAAGTTATCTCTAAATGTCGCCACTTGTTTATATGGCATTTCAGTAATATCAAATACCGTAAAAGTAGAAAAGTCTAATCCTTTACCTCTTGCAACATCTGCAGTAATAACGTATTGATGATTTCCAGTAGGCTTTTCGTATTGTAAGAAACCTTCACCCTGTTGAATAGGATTATCTGGATATAGTTGTTTTAGTTTATTACCACTAATTAGTGTACCAGATGATCCAAGGAATTCACAACAATATTCTTGATTGAATTTTTCTTCATCATGATCAAGCGATTCAATAGTTTCTTTGCGCCATTTTTCATCTCGTCCTGGTACATCATACCACATAACTCTAACAAATTTGTATCCGTTAGTTCCTTCTTCTGCACCTTTACACGTTTTCCAAAAATGGTTTAATCCGTTAGGCGTAGAGGTCATCAGAAGCTTCGTGGATTCACCAGAAGAAATGGTTGGGTACACTGAAGCGAAGAATTCGTCGTATCCCTCGATGAATGCCACCTCATCCAGATATAGAAAGTTTACAGATTTACCACGAATTGCTGATGAAGATGTAGTACCAGCCAATACTTGGCAACCATTTTCTAATGCAATATTACCCTTATTCCACTCTTCTATGCCCTGCTGCAGCCACTTCGGCAATGCTTCATATGCTAATTTAATTCTGGCAAGAACCTCTCTGGAGGCATCTCCTTTATTTGCAAGGATGGCTACAGTCTTAAATTCATTAAACAATATGTAATGAAGAATAACAGCAACCGCAGTTGTTGTCTTACCAGACTGACGAGCAGTTAAAACTGCAACTCGGCGATTATTAAAGATTTTATCACAAATTTCTTTTTGATAATCGTACATATCAAAAGGTACTAGACCTTTATCAACGTGAACGATTTTGATATATGTTTTGGCAAAGTAAATAGGATCTTCAGCACAACGCATATACTCTTTTAATAGCTCAGGAGTCCATTCGATTTCCTGATCTACTTTTTTAAGATGCGAATTACCTAAGTATCCATCACCCATCGTTGTTACCTTTAATCATTTTCAATAAGTCAGCAGTTGAGACTATCAAATTGTTATTTGTTACTTGAGCAGCTTGCTTAGGAGCATTAATTTCTTCTTTAGCGAATTTCTTTTTAGTTGAAACATCAGCAAAATCTTTATTGGCATCTAGCATTGTTTTCATTAAAGTAGAAACAACTTCAAATGCCCTTGGTTGTTCAGATTGTTTTGCAATCTCTAACATTTCGCGCATTGCATCATTACCAGTTTCAATAATTCCTTGAATATTTTGACGAACCGTTTCTAAGTCTTGAATATTTTCATCATCATCTTCAGACATAACAGAAGGGAGAGGTGTAACATCTACTGTTTCGGCCGGTAGATTTTTTTCCTCTTCACTAATTTCTGCTAACGGCCTAATACCGAGAGCAGATGAAATCTTATCATCATCCATTTAATCACCTTTATAATGCAGCAATAGCAGCAGCAAATTCAGCATATGTGTTTGCAGAAGCAGCTACACTTTGTAATGTAGCAATACTAATATAACCTGTTAAAGTGCCAGAAACATTTATAGTTCCAGCGAGGTCTGTTGTGCCACCTGTAGTGCCAATGTATATATCTGTAGGATATGCAGATCCAAATAAAATATCTCCAATATTACCGCCTGCTCCTGGCCCTGCGTCAATTACGAGATCTCCACCTTTTGCGCCAGTGGAAGTACCACCCACAATAGTAAGTGTACCACCTGCCCCAGAAGTATTTCTACCACCTGAAATTTCTAAACCAAGACCATTACCATAAACATAATTTGTATCAACGTTTGCAAATACTACGTTATTAGCACTATTCAAACTCTGATCAAAAATGTTTTGAGTTAATAAATTTGTTGTGTCTGTTAAATCTGCAACATCAGCTGGAATTGTGGGTGCACCAGTTAGATCGCCGTATGCACCACTAAAATGATCTAATAGATTTGTATTATCTGTTAAATCGGCAACATCAGCTGGAATGGTTGGAGAGCCGGTTAACGATGAATATTGTCCATCGAATGCGTCAGTAATACCGTATCCAGAAATTGTTGTTGGTTTTCCTGTTAAATCAGCAAATGATACTGTTGTTAAATAACCAGAATCATTTGTAAAAGATGAAACAGTTGTAGGCTTACCTGTTAGATCTGCATATGCGCCACTAAATAATGTTGGTTTGCCAGTTAGATCTGCGTATGCACCACTAAATAATGTTGGCTTATTAGTAAGATCATTATAATCTTTACTAAATTTAACCGTATTCCAATAACCGATTGTAAAGTAACCAGAATCATTTGTTAGTTGAGAAACTGCAGTAGGAATATCAGACTCTTTTGCAAGTGGAGTACCACCAATAGTAGAGCCGTCCATTACAACTACAGTATTTTTTGTTGTATCAATAAGAATCTCACCAATAGTTCCAGTTTGTGGAGCTATCTGGGCAGTGGTTCCTCTTCTATGTTGTAGCGTTTGTGCCATTGAATCTGTTTCCTATAGTTTTATCTTTATTTATGTATTTAGATCATCTATTGCATAGCCAGAGCCAAGGTCTATAGCAGCACTATTTGCAGTTTGTAAATCTGTATTTGATGTAAAGATATCTAATTCAAACGGCTGTGTTGCTCCCCACGGATTTTCGTATTCTGTATTTGCTACCCAATTATCGTCAAATTGTACTTCAGACCAAATCATGTCTGTGTTTGCAAGATTAACTGGGAATACGTTAACTGTTTCTTCAAATTCAGCGTTTGCCGTAGTTGTCGTTGCATAATCCATTTCAATAAATTTAATAACTTTTCTTTGTTTTTCTGGGCCAAAATAATAGCCTTTTAAAGTAAAGTTTAGTGTATATAAAATGCTTTGTCTTTCAGTATAATCACCTTCATACAATTCTTCATTTGTAATAGAGTTTAGTACAATTGGTATATCAATTGGATCTAAATCTGGTACCATTGTGGCACTAAATGTCCAGTCCGGTGTAAAGAAAGGAATAATTTGTTCCATCAGCTGAGTAGCATCTTCTTGATATTTTGTCATAATATATAAAGAAAAATCTAAATTGTATGGTACTGCAGCGTATAAGAAATTACGAGACTTATTTGCCTCAGGCTTACCATCTTTGCGCATTTTTATAGTAGATGAAATTTTACGAGAAGGATCATATATAATCGAAGTAATTTCAAAAGACATACGAGGCAAACTAATTGCAGATCTTGAGCTATTTAAAAGATCCGGATCTTCTACAACTCTTGATAAAATCTTTTGGAATGGCGCATAAGATAAAGGCACAATCATAGATTGTACTGTAGTTCCAGCATTATCTTGTCTTGCAACAGTCAACTGATTGAAAATAGTACCAAAGAGTGCTACATATTTTCTCGTTGTTTTGTTATAGAAATAATTTGCAATTGCCATTCTTTATGAATCCTGTATTGAAATGCTTTCACTGAATGGATCAATTTCTGAGAAATCGATAATATCATCAGCGACTTTTTCGAAGTCATAGTTTTGAGCAATTGGATCGTTGTTAGCAACATCTGCAAGAGTTGTAACAAATGTTGTAGTTTGATTCTGCCCATCAAAGTAATGATCTATTTCGTATATGCCAGTTTCAAATCTTTCACCAGAATATTCCATAAGCTCGCAGCGCATGTCATAAACTTGTAAAGCGCCGGTTTGATAAAATACAGACTCGTGCTCAACATAAGTAATACGATACATCTTTTGATTAAGTGGTAGCCAGATAACATCACCTTCTTTTGGTCTGATTTTATCTTGCCAAGTGCGAGTAACATAACGTTCAAATGTTCTAATAGCAACAGTAAACGTAATCTGATCTCTAATTTGTAAACCAAATTTAGATAGGAAGTCGCCTTCTCCTTCAAAGCCATCAACATTTTTAACATATACTTCAAATTTAAACGATTGATCGTATAGTGGCGTATCATCTTCATTTAAGATGGTATCAATATTATTGAACGTGCCACTAATAAACGTTACATCAATGCCATAAATTTGAATTGATTCTATTACTAGATCGTCAATTAAATTTTGTTCATTGAAGTTATCGTAGTTACTGAAGTATACATTGGTTGCCATTACCCATCACCCAATAAAGTTGTATGTTAGTGGTTGAAGATTATTAATGGCTTCTTCTTCCATTGCTCTTCTTTCTTCTCTGGCTTCTGATAAAATTTGCTCGCCATTAAAAGAAACACCGCCAATTAATTGTACATTGGTAAATTTAGTAAGATTTAAACCCCATTGTTCTCTAACTAGTACAGCAGCATAATTTTGTAACCATCTATCGCTCCATACGTCTGAATATGCATCAGGATCGATAATATCATATGCTTCTACAATAATCCATTTTCCTGCGACAAAAGAAGATTTGTCAGCATCAATGAATAACTTATTAACGTGTTTGTTATATCTAATTAAAGGTTTGCCTACTAACCATTCTTGTAAGAAAGCAAGATGTGACATAGTCATCCAATAATTTTGAATGCTATAACCTGTGAGATCTGTTAAATTATTTAAAACAAACTGATAATTTACGTTAAAGATTCCGGTACCAGTAGAAATTGAAGTATCAAAATCAAATATATTTGAAATACCTAAAAGACGATCTGGTAATTTAACATATCCATTCGCAACATCTTGCTCTGTAATAAGATGCTTCAGATAAATTTGTTGCATACCGTTATAGTGATAATCTCTCCAAAAAGAAATCGCTTCATCTACACGGTCATCTACTTGCTCTTCAGATACGTTAATCTGAATAACTGGAGCACCAATCTTTCTAAGGATGTACTCTTTAAATTCGTCTTTTGATGTTGGCTGTGCCATATGCTACTCCTTACGCCAACTCTTCTTTTACAATTACTTTGATATAACTGTTATTTGGAAAGGTTTCGACTTGGCCACTTGTATATGTAATTTCAAATTCGGCGTTATAAATTCCAGCGTCTGCTGTATCTCCGGCAGCCCATTCATATGCAACGATTCCTTTAGATAATGGAACTATAAATGATCCAATACCACCTGAAATTACGTTTGTGCCATCTTCTTTAGACATATTAAATCTAACAGATGCGCCACCTACCATTGATTTTGCTCTACCATTTGAATCTGTAAGAACAGCTTGTATAGAGGGAGCAGTATCATTTTGTTTTATATAAAAACTAGCCGCCATTTTTTTCTCCAAAGATTTTACTTTTATTTATTAAAATTACGCAGGCGACAAAATTCTAACATCTGTAGAGCCATTATCTACTAATTGGATGTCATTAATATGTTCTAATAATGAAACAGTATTATAATTATCTCTAAATTGAACATTATTTAAACCTTTTATATCATACACATGTGTAGAAACATTTACTGCTTTACCAGAAAAACTATAATCAAAAGCACTAACAGTTAATTCACCAAGAGAGAATTGATCTGCAAGACTTTCTAACGTAAAAGTAAGTGTCTTGTTTAAATATGAATGAGTAAGATTATATGCGGGTACAGTATCTAGTGTGAATTCAATTCTAGTATTTGCTGTAGCCCATCTTTGAACACCAAATTCGACAGTAGCAGAAACGGTAAAGTCTAAAGTGTATTCTAAACGGCCAGATGCTGGAGGCATTTGAGCCCCAGAAACAATATCATACGAGATGAAGTTATTGGAAGATTGACCAACAATAAAAACTTTTGAGGTGGAGCTTAATACAGGATCAATTGTTCCTGCGGCCCCACCTTGAATAGTTAAATAACCACCACCAATAAAATCAAAATCTAATGTCGATGTGAACGCACCATTTGCGGACATGAGATATTATCCGTTCTTGTTATGCTCCGCCAGCAGTAATTGAAAACGAAGTAACGGTAATTTGCTGACCTGTAGCAATATTTGTATTATCAAGTTGCATATCGCCACCTGCTCCAGTACCAGAAATTGTACCTTGCATATGACATGTTGTACCTGTGCTATCATATAATCTAAAATAACCAGCAGTACCACTATCATCTGCCGAAAGGTCTTGCCAATTGCCTGATAAGTTAATGTTACCAGCATTAGGTGTACCTAACCAATCTGTAGGTAGAATCATTGTTGCTAATACAGTGCCAGTATTTGCTTGTGCACAATCTGCAGGAGCTGTACCTGTGCTCATCGTAAGAATAGGACTTGGTCCAATACTTGTTTCTAAAGCCTGCAATGTTGCATTTCTTGCGTCGATTGATAACTGAAAAGCCATCATTATCTCCTTTTTTGAACTAATTTATCAATATTTATAAAAAAGTAGTTGACAACCTTTTATTCTATGGTTATAATAGACTTATGTCTAATAAACAATATTAAGATCTTCTTTCAATGTCTTCTTCTGATAATTCAGATCCCATCCAAACTTCAATTACTTTAACTGGAGCAGAACCAACATTGGTTGCTTTATGCCATGCAAGTTTTGGAATGTCAATACTTTCGCCAGTTTTATAAACTTTAGAAGTCTTGTAACCATTTGCAAATTCAAGATCCATTTGTAGATCACCATCAACAATGTGCCAATGCTCAGATCTTTTAAAATGTTTTTGATCAGATAAAGATTTACCCATATCAATAGAAAGTTCTTTTACTTTCCAATGGCCATTAGCATCAAGATCTCTGTATTTACCCCATAGTCTTTGAGTAGTTGGTTTATCCCAATTAGATAGAATCCATGAAGAACTATTCTTTTTATCTTCGCCACCAACGCCAAACACAAATTCGACATCATCAAAAACCATTTCAGGAATATTGTCTTTAGTACGATCACCACCATTTGCAAAAACAATTGGTGTATTATTTGGTACATAATTTTTTACGTATTTAATAGCATCGATTGCAGTATCATCTGAATCGTCAAATTGGAATACGTGACCAACACAACCAATCTCTTTGATAATTGCCATACGCTCTTCAGCTGGCATAAATGGACGACCCTTTTTACGAGTCAACCATTCATCACTATTTACACCTACAAATAGAATAGATCCAAGCTCTTTGGCTGCTTTAAAGTATGCGATATGACCTGAGTGAAGTGGATCAAAACCGCCAGTTACGATAACTGCTTTCATGTTAACTCCTTCATCATATAATCCCAAGCAAAATTGAATTTCTTTTTAGGTTTCATTTCTGGATGTTTTTTAGCAACATTTGGGTGAACCCACCAATCTTCATAATTTTCAACTGGGCTTACTGCAACATCCGGTACTAATAATATATATCCGATTTCACTAAGTATTTTTCTAGAAGCATTTCTAAACTCAGGTCCCCACCAACATGCATTGTGTTGGAATTGAATTACTTCAAACTCGTGCACTTTAAACGGAATTTTCTTCAATACTTCTAATGAAGCTTTTTCTGCATTAATTCTGAGGAACTCTATTTGTTGTTCAAAACAATGTTGTTTAAATACTTGTTTATAATCCAATTGAGAACCATCAGCACACATCACTGGTGTTTTTCTTTTTCTTGAAAACTCATAACACATTCTTTCTGAGTTGTCAATAGATAAACCTTTCCATCCAAAATCTTCTTCAAGAAGTTTTGTATTATTGAAAAGTTCTGGATGCCCAGATCCAATCTCTATAAATGTACCATTTTCTTTACCATTAAGAGCAGATAATACAAACATATCTTGGAAATGACGAGAATAGTTTTGTTCTATATCTTCAATTCCATCAAATTTAAATTTATACCACTCATCATCACCATATGTGTATTTTAAAGTGCTTGGATAACCGTGCTGTGATAAGAGTTCTGTAACTTCTTTATCTAATTGTGGTGTTAATTTTCTTTTGTATTTTAAATCAAACGCAAGATTTTTAGAATCATCTCGACCATCTGTTTTCCATTTAGCACGAGCATATAATAAACGTAATGCATTATCTCCAGGATAACCTAAATCATTATCTGGAGGAGAAGTTTCTTCTTCATCAATAATATTTACACCAATGCGGGCATACATTAAACTTTCGCGCCAATCATTTCTTTCTTGTTTAAATTTAGAAAGAAAGTAATAAGCTTCAGGTCTTTCGGGCATTGTTTCAATCGCAATTTTTAAAAGACCTTCAACACTATGATCTCTATTACCATTTCGTTGGTAAATAAACGCACCTAGAATCATTGACTTATACTGAATCCAACGAGACGACCATGTCAATCCATCAGCAAAATCTGCTGCTCTAAGATACCAACTAAAAGCACCAGCCCCTTGTTCTAATTTATCATATTCTTTACCAAGAGCATATAGTTTTTCAGGATTATCAAAATCATAAACTACATCTTTTAAACATTGTGTAAGAGCTAGCATGTAATCAACCTTTAGTTAAAAAATCATAAAATACGTTTAATGGAATTCTGAGAATAAATGAAGCATTATCTTGAAAACCAAACGAAATTAGAATGTCATTATTTAGTACAGTAGCACCAGTAACAAATTCAATATTATAATCGGTATTAGTTACATGATCGTAATATGTACCAAGGAAATGGAATTTTTTAGATGCGTGAATTAAATTCCAATCATTGTCCCAAATTAGAACACGATGAGAATAGTCTCCATCTTTACGGCCAAAAGGATCTCTTAAAAGATTTGTTTCATGAATAAAAGCCATATACTGGTTTTCATTAATTCTCAATACTTGAGATCCGCCTCTAAAGTCTTTATCGAAAGGAGCTCTTTCACCTTCATTCTCAAAAACAACTTCTGTTGTTCCTTCTTCAATATTGTATTTAACAACTTGAATAGGATTACACCATTTTACAAAATGATATGGTTTATCTAAAATTGGCATCCAGTTTTTCTCGCAGAAGCTATTATCTTCTCCGGGTGCTGGAATAGGATGACGCGAAATTTCTTCCCAACCATTTTCAGTTTTATGAATATGGCAGAGTTCCATTCTACCGGTGCCTTTATTATCATAGCAATCTCTACGAACACCACAAAGATAAAGTTTATCATCCCATTTAAATAAACGAGCATCTTCTAAACCAATAAAGTTCCAAGTTGGTTCTGTATCCAAAACCATGTTAACTCTACCAGCATCTAAAAGATTTAAATTCTCATCAAGCTCACACATTACATTGTGAGTTCTTAGAGTTACGTCATTTTCTGGATGAATATAAACAAGCGGTCCCCACTGATGTGGAAACCTTTTACCTTCACTGTGATAAAGGATATAATTGACATGACGAATATTGAGAAGAATCCTTCCATCGTCAATAAAAATGGAAGGATTCATAATCCCAGTTTCGTTTCCTAGTACTGATTTTGGTAGTAAAACAGGATGAAGAGTACCACCTCTTTTTAAAGCATAAGTCGCTAGTCCACCCATAAACAAGTCGTGCATCTTTTCTCCATAATATAAAAATAATAAAAAGTTACCAATTAGGTGTTTGTTTTCTAACTTTGCCTTCTTGTATCTTCTTCTCTAATATTTTATTAATTGTATTTATCTCGGCAGGACCTAAAGAGTTTTGAACCCATTCGAGCACAGTATCTTGAGATACACTATTAAAATTAATAAATTCTGATGCTGGTGTATTTGCAGCAGTTAGTGTTGTTTTACCTAGATATGTTGCAGTAGATCCATCTGTATCTGTAGCAATTTTCTTCCAGCGAACAGAAACAATCGAATTCGGAAGAACTTCGCCTTCAGAATTCAATTCATCCATTGTACCTAAGTTCATTATTTTCCAGGTATAATTCACGATAGAATTCCTCTACTTATGCTTCTGGGTCTACTGGATCGGCTACATTTGGATCAGCCTCACCAACTTCAGGTGCCGGCGGTGTTACATCAGGCGCCCAAGGCATTGTTGCATCACGAGCAGCATCTTGATCGATTTTTCTTTGTAGCTGATCAATGATATGAGCTTTATAAGTAGGATCACCGTCTACTACGGCTTTAATCCAACCAAGAACATCTTCTTCTACTAGATCATCAAAAGAAATAAATGATGCAGCTGGGACATTTTCAGCTGTAAAAGGAGTTGCACCGGCCCAATCTGCTTGATTGCCGTTTTCGTCTTCACCAACAACTTTCCAGTATGTTTGACAAACTGCATTGGAAAGAGTTGTACCTTCGCTGTTTACTTGATCTTTTACTTTAAGATTAGTAACAGAATATGTAAGTGTTAGAGCCATTTTATTTTCTCCATTAAGTTAACTTGTATTGGTTTTTTTATTTGTCGACATAAACCATTCATGTTTCTATTTATATGTTTTAACCTCTGTACAAATAAAGATCAACCGGAACACAAATTCTAAGATTTGAATAATATGGATTTACATGATGATACGTGAAACTTGGAAAAATCATATAATCACCAGTTTGCGGTCTGTGAATAAGTCTATCAAACATAGGATCAAAATATTCGTCATAACCTCTATTAGCGTTGCTTCTTGGATCAGAAAATACAATATCGCCACCAGATTTTTGATCTTCGGCTAAAACATAAAATACACCAGATAAATGAGCACCAGAGTGATTATGAATAGTCATATTATATTCATAATCATGCCCAGTAATCCAAGCTTTCATTTCATGATATTTCCAATCACTAATCTTTTTACCAATAGTATGTGTTAAATAATTATTAAAAGCACCATAAACATCATTTTGAAATTTTTGCATATATGATGTATGATCGTTAAAAATGTTTTTACCTTGCATATCACTAGGAGGATTGCTCATATCGTAATTCATAAGAATATACTGAGATAATTCCACAGAATCAAATTTTCCAAACCCTACTGTCGTAGGCCATAAATCTTTATATTCCATATTACACCGCCGCTGGATCAAATCCAGAACCTTTTGTTTTGTCAGTAAATGCACCGTTTTCCTGTACACCACTATATGTTAAAACTCTTTCAAAATCTGGATGAATTGACAAATTACAAATAACAGAAATTCTTTCAGATTTTCCATAATATTGTGTAACATTATGCCAAATGTATGTTGGCACAATTACTAATCTCCTAGCTACAGTATCCACTTCATAAATTTGTGGATTTCTCATGCCAGCATTCACATGGAATGAAGGATCCCACAATTGAAGTATACCACCATCTTTTTCATTATCAACGTCATCTAAATAAAAAATACCATAAGCTAATGATCCAGGATGTGTATGTAACGCAATTAGATCACCTTGTTGCATAATTGGCATTTGCCCATGCTGTTGAGCAACCATGTGTGAAATTTGTTCTCTTGTTAATGTATTTCCCTCGTGAGAAATGGCCAATTCATAAAAGCCTTTTTCAAATTCATTTTTTAATTTACCTAAAATTGGAAAAATATTTAAATTTTCTTTTGTAAAAAGAGGAAAAGGATCGGAATTACATTGATAGTCATGACTATCTAATCCTTGCTCGTAATAGCCTGTCCACGTTGCTTTTGCACAAACTCGCAGCTCATCCATTTCTTCGTCTGTAAATGGAATTTCTTTAACTAGAATATGTGTAGGATGGATTTTTATAATATTTGTATTATCCATGTTATAGCCTTTCCATAATATTAAATTCTATATTTGCTACATCTCTATTTATTGGTTGTTTTAAGTTTATAACTTTATGTCTAAATTGATCGCCGTTTTGATTCAAAACAACAATATCATATTTCTTAGGATATATTGTAGCATAATTGGATGAATTTGCTCTTTTAATTTGGATACCACCACCAGTAGATTCATCCATATCTGTAAGATACATGAGAAATGCAAGATTAGATCCTTCAATGTGATCTGTATGCCACACATCAGTTTTATTATCTATACCTCTCCAAGCATCCACATTACCAAATGTGCAAAGCTCATCTGATAATATTAATTCGTCTATTTTTTTCTGCGTCATTCTTAAAAGCCATACACCTATAGGCCAATAAGTAATCGGATATTTTACTCCTTGATAAGTAATCATAAAAGGAGTTTTATAAAACCATTCTAAATAAGTAAAAACGCGTGGGTCGTTAAAATGGTCATAACCGTCTATTTGTAATTTTTCATAATTCATTCAATCAAAGACTCCAGAATTTCTTCTCTATAATATTCGTAAATATCTGGTACCATACCAATCATATCAATTGGAGTTACTGCCTCAATAATTTCATCGTATGTTTGTTTATCATCTTCATATGGAACAAAATATGGATCGTGGGGAAGTAATTCTGGATCTGCTAATGTTTCGTAAAAATCTTCGTCGAAATCTTGAGATATCCAATGTGCATAACAAATTGCTACCACATAAGACTTAGATGGATAAACCCATTCTGGTACATGCTCTTCAAAATGTCGAATTGCTTCGGGAATAATATCCATAGCATCAACTTCTACGATATCTACTTTGTTTAAATCATCTTTCCAGTCTGCATCTGGATTCATCATATCGAAATACTGCTGTCTAACTTTCCATTCTTTCATTTTAATTCTCATACTCCGGTAATTGATTGACTTTATTTAAAAAATTAAAATATGCACTAGTTACTTTATAATGATTATAGAAAAATATCTTTTTAATTTTTTCCCACAAGTTTTTTTCAACCATAGGATAACCAAAACACAAAATTATTGATTCGTAATAATTGTAGTTTCTACACATTTGAATATTCCAAAATTTAGTTAATTCTTCATCTGTGTATGGTTTATCTCTTCTGTCAACAACTGCCGAATTAGCAAAAGAATTATCATTATAAACAATATGCAATTTTATAGCGTCTGACCACCAAGGTATGCTTGTTTGTGGTCTTTCAACCGTATTTATTGCGTGGTCATACCAATATATATCACACTTGAGTTTGTTTACTTCTCTGATAAATTTTCTTTTTTGCTCATTAGTATTGAATACTACACCAATATATCTGTGTTTAGAATCATCATGTCCTTGGCAAGATGTATAAGTTAAATAACCTTTTTCGTGTAAGGCAAGTACAGCATCTTTAACGCCCGGCTCTAAATTATTATCTATAATATCAGAATATTGACTTACAAAAGTACTAACATATTGTCCTAAATGATCTTTGAATATATATGTTCTTCCACCAACATTAAAAGTATTTCCTTTTACAAACATAGCATATCTGTGACCATCTTCAGCAGTTCTTAATTCTGGCTCAAGATTTCTACTATATTGCTGTTCATATTGAACTCTATACTCGTACTGGCTCTTCATTGTACCATTCTAGTAGATTAAAATAACCGTTACAACCATTTATTTTTGGATCAAACGCGACATACTTATAATGCTCCGTTAAGCATCCGCCGAAGTATTTACATTGTTTGCAGATGTCACTGACTCCTGACTGCTTTTCTCTATTTGCCCAAGATAGATATGCATCGAAAGTATCGAGCTCTGTAAAACTTTCATTTCCCAATAAATCAAAATCCAGTACAGCAAAATTACCGCTAGGAGTAATATAAACATGATTATCGCTAAAAGCATTATAATTTCCATCTAGGCACTCCTCAATTTTATCTTGATTAATAAACAACCAATTTTTTGGAATTGGACTATCAATCCACTCTTTAATAAACTCTTCATATTGCAAATCAGTAACATATTGTGTACGGTGTGTAGTAGAACTAAATGGTTTAATCTCTACAGCAATTAAATTAGTCAAAGAATTAAACATATTAATCATATAATCTACATCATTATTAATAACTTTTTCTGATGCTAATGTTAATACTGAAAACGGCCTGTTCAGCTTTAACATATTAGTAAATACAGTCATTTCTTTTTCTCGTGCATCAAAATCATATGACACAGATAAATCAATATCTGGTCTTAAAAATACTTCACGGATTGCAGAAAGATTTGTAATAATAGAAATTGTTGGATTATATTCTGCTTTAATACTATCAATTAATTCATTTAGATAATCGTCTTGTAATAATCCAACCTCTCCACCGTATAGATCTATATGTGTAATTGTTTCATTTATTTCATTTAATCGTTTCATAATCGTTTCGATAGAAGCTGTTTGTCTATCACGTAATTGCTCTTTGCTTAAATAACAAAAATCGCAATTAAAATTACAAAAGTAGGTGGGATTAATTGATACAGAGAACATCTTCTTCCTCATTCACATATGGGGTTACACTATTAGGATCTAACCCGTTAATTTCAAGAATGCGAGGTGCTAAAGTTTTCATATGTTTACAATGAGCTTCAGTAATACCTTCACGTTTCATATCACGTACAGTCTTTTTGCAACCATTACAAATTTCAAACATTGGGCAAGTCCAACAAGCGTTTTTCATTGTTTGAATATTAAAATCATCTTGCAAAGGTGTTGCTTTACCACCATTTAATTCATATTCAAAATCGATAGGATAATCGCCATCATCACCGAAAGAGCCGCAAGAATAATAATCACCTCCAGGATTAAAAGCGCGGATATGTTCATCACACCTTCTATTTTGCGGGCAAGACGTCGCATTACCATGCAGCCTTTTCATCATTTGTTTTGTATTGTATTCCCATTTCCAAAGACCTCTATCGTATATTTCTATATATGTTTCATAGATCTTACTTAAACGATATGTGGATCCTTGTACTCCAGAAGCCATAGCATAATTTAACTTACATTCGACATTCATTTCTTTTGCAAGTTCCACATTACGAATAGCATCTGGTGCGTCTTCATCTGTCATTACAGCAATAAAGTCTGGTCTATAACCAACGAGATCAAGCATCATATCAGATGCTCTCCAAAAATCCTTTTCAGTAAAAATAGTAAAATCACCTTTTAATCTACCTTTACCGTATTGGAAACTTGTACAAATTCCCATACGTTCATGACGAAATAAATCAATCCATTTTTGTGGTTTAATTACAAAAGGCCAAAGATTAGTAGTAAAACTAATATTAGCACGATAATTATGTTCATCAAGATGATCAATAATTTTCCAATAGTAATCAGGTTCCACCATAAGTGGATCTCCACCATTTACAATAATGGTGTTAGTTTCAGGATAACGTTTTAGAAATTTAAAAATATAATCGTGATCAAGTAACTTTGCTTTCTTTGGATCAATGTTAGTTGATGAACAGAAAGTACATTTAAAGTTACATGCCTCAGTGGGCTTTATGATTAATTCCATTCAATAATTCCATCATCAAAGTTTTAGGGGCTGGACAAACATCGTCTTGCCATTCAAGTTGGTGGCAATCAGATCCGCAATATCCAAAGACTGGGCAAGTATAACAGCGAGGATCTCTTAAGAAGAGTTCTTTTGCTATAACTTCTCCCCTCTTAGGTGTATTTATTACTTCATCTACTGATTGATTAATATGGCCATAATAATCGGTAGGAGCAGCGTTAGGGCAGCCAGCAATAGTACCAGTCGCATTAATCGTAAATAATTTTTGTTCACAGTCTCTGCAAAACGTTCCTTGGTGTAAGAGTCCTTTTTCAAATTTGTTATAGACTGTTTCCATGAAGACATCTTCAAATTCTCCTCTTAAATCTGCACATTCTGTATGACATCTCATAAAGAAGTCTTGCAACTCTTTATTTGTTGGATATAACTTATCACCATATAATAAAGCATTACCATTTCCAGTAATACGTTCCCAAGAAAGTTCTTTAATACCAAGATTCATCATATAATCTGTAATAAACCTTGGTGACATATTGACAACGTCTTTAGATAATGATATAAAAGCTTTTAAATGGAAACCTTTACTTACTAATTCTTTAACGTTATCTTCCCAAAGCTTTCGTTGTTTTTCATTTGCGAAGCGAATTGTAGGATCCCAAGAAGTACCAATTCGACCATCATCCATAACATGATCAAAAAAGTCTAATCTGTCTTCTGTTAATTTGTAAGTGAGATTTGTTGTAATACCATATGTTGCTCTATTTTCCCAAACATCAAATGTTCTAAAGAAAAAATCAAATAGGTCTTTAGTAGGAGCAAGCATAGGCTCACCACCATGATATTCAAAGTGAACTCTGTTATCACCTTTATCGAGCTGATTGACCCAGTTAGCTGTAGCCACTGGGTCAAAATAAACTTTAGCTCCAT